ATCATTGCCGGGAGCAAGGTCTTTAGACGGTGATACTTTAGGTTTTTATCTTGAACAATATCAAACACCAGAAACACCTTATGTTGTATCTGAATTAAGAGGTAATAAAACTTACAATTTATTTAAGTTTAAACTTATTTCTGATGGTAATGCAGCTAACAGATTGGTTAAAATTTCAATTGCTAACATGTCATTCAATAATGGAACATTTGATGTGTTCATTAGAGATTATTTTGATACAGATAGAAATGTTGTTGTTCTTGAAAGTTTTACAAATTGTTCAATGGATCCAACATTAAACAATTATGTGGCAAATAAAATAGGTACATCTAATGGTGAATTTGCACTTAAATCTAAATTTATAATGTTAGATATGAGTGAAGATGCTCCGGCAGACGCACTACCTTGTGGATTTGAGGGGTACATATCAAGAGAATATGAAAATGACACACCTCCGTTTGTGGTTTACAAAACTAAATATTTAAAGGCTGGTGATGTGATTTATAACCCACCGTTCGGAGCATCTTCAGGGGGAGACAATACGGTTATCTCAAGTGGAGAAAATCCAAGATTTGCATATTTAGGTATTTCAAACATCACGGGTTATGACTCTGATTTCTTCCAATATAAAGGTAAACAATTACCTGCTAATCTTGGAACCGATACTGTAGGAATAGATTGGGGTTATGTTACTAAAGGTTTCCACCTTGATAGTGGGGCGACTGTTGTGACAATTATTTCAGGTCCGACATCAGGACAATCGGCTTATGAAGTAGGTGTTGGGTCATTTAGAACCGAACCATCGGAAACTGACGATCCTTATTACAAACTTAACACTCGTAAATTTACATTACTAGCTTACGGAGGGTTTGATGGATGGGATATTTATAGAGAATATAGAACTAACGATGACAGATTTATCTTAGGTGCTAGTGGTTTTAAGAATGGAGCTGAAGCGTCGATCACTTATCCTACAGCATCAGGATGGGGAGCGTTTAAACAAATTTCAGGACCTAACCAAGAAGTTTGGGCTAATACTGACTACTACGCTTACCTTTTTGGACAAAAAACATTGGCTAATCCTGAGGCAGTTAACATTAACGTATTTGTTACTCCTGGTATTGACTACGTAAATAACTCAAACCTTGTGGAAGAAGCGGTTACTATGATTGAAACTGATAGAGCTGATTCAATTTACATCTGTACTACACCTGACTTTGATTTATTCTCACCAACTTTAGATCCGGTATTAACTAACACAATCTACCCTCAAGAGGCTGTAGATAATTTAGAAGCAACAGGTTTAGATTCTAACTACACCGCAACTTACTATCCTTGGGTACTTACAAGAGATAGTGTAAATAATACTCAAATCTACTTACCGGCAACGGCTGAAGTGACAAGAAACTTAGCGTTAACTGACAACATCGCATTCCCTTGGTTCGCATCAGCGGGTTACACAAGAGGTATTGTGAATTCAATTAAAGCACGTAAAACTTTAACTCAAGAAGATAGAGACACCCTTTACAAAGGAAGAATCAATCCAATTGCGACTTTTAACGATGTGGGTACAGTAATTTGGGGTAACAAAACTCTTCAAGTTAGACAATCGGCACTTGATAGAATCAATGTTAGAAGATTGTTGTTACAAGCTCGTAAATTGATTTCAGCAGTTGCAGTTAGATTATTGTTTGAACAAAACGACAATAAAGTAAGACAAGATTTCTTGGATTCAGTTAACCCAATCTTAGATTCAATCAGAAGAGATAGAGGTTTAATTGATTTCCGTGTGACAGTTTCAAACACACCTGAGGATCTTGACTCAAACACTCTTACAGGTAAAATATTCTTGAAACCGACAAGAGCACTTGAATTTATTGACATAGAGTTCATCATTACTCCAACAGGGGCATCGTTTGATAACATCTAATAATAAAAATGTGGGGGTAGGAAACTATCCCCACTTATATTTATAAAATAAAAGTTATGAAAATTACAAAAAAATTAATTAAAGAATCTTTGGGTTATAAAAATGAGGGTAAAAAATCATACTCTGAAAAAAAACAAAACATTATTATAACTGAAAAACAACTTGAAAAACTTTTAGAATATTATAAGAAATAATTATGAATTTAAAAAGACTAATTAGAAACGAAGTATTCAAGATTGTTAAAGAAGGTATTTCTGAAGAAGGAGTTCCTGATTTAAAATATTATGCTTTTGACTGGGACGACAATATTTTATTTATGCCGACAACAATTATTGTTTTAGACGATAATGATGATGAGGTAAAAATGAGTACAGAAGATTTTGCTGAATATAGAGGTCAAATCGGTAATGAAAATTTTGAATATAAAGGTAAAACTATTGTTGGTTACGCAAATAATCCTTATCGTAATTTTACAGTAGAGGGTGATAAAAACTTTTTAACTGATTGTATGTTAGCAAAAACAGGTCCGTCTTGGGGAGATTTTGTCGAATGTATAAACGGAGGATCAATTTTTGCAATAATTACAGCAAGAGGACATTCTCCCGAAGTGATGAAAGAAGCAACATATAATCTCATTATAAGCAATCATCAAGGAATTGATTCAAAAAGATGTGTTGAAAACTTAAAAAAATATATTGAACTTATAATGGATCAAGACGCAAGTGGTCTTTCAGATAAGGAAGTGATAGATGACTATTTAGAACTTTGTTATTTTGCTCCTGTTACAAATCCTGGTTTTGGAGGCGGTTCAGCATCAAATCCCGAAGAAGGGAAAATAATCGCTTTAAGATCGTTCATTTCGTATTGTAAAGAACTTTCAAATGAGATTGGAGTAAAAGGATTATTCAAAAATGATATGTTAAATAAAGAACCAAAAATTGGGTTTTCAGACGATGACCCAAGAAACATAGAAAAGATATCGGGGTTTTTAGAAAAAGAATATCCAGAAAAACCAGTAGATATATATTTAACTAAAGGAGGAGAAAAAAGAAAAGTTAATTAATATAATTATTTTCTAGTTTATATATAATATATAATTTTTAAAAACTAGAAAGTAAATAGAAAAAAATTAAACGAACTAATATTTATAAATAAAATAAAATTTTTTAAAACAAATAGACATGGCTGACTTATTAATGAAAATGCCTTTACAGTACGAACCTAAAAGACAAAACAGGTTTATACTTTCTTTCCCAAATTCACTTGGGATTAACTCTTGGTATGTTGAATCAACTACTAGGCCTAAAATTAAAATCGCTGAAGTTCCAATTCCATTTTTAAATACTGAAACTTATGTTGCTGGCAAATTCAATTGGGAGCCAATGGATGTTACTTTCCGTGATCCAATTGGTCCTTCTGCGTCTCAAGCACTTATGGAATGGGTTCGTTTACATGCTGAATCTGTTACAGGTCGTATGGGTTATGCTGCAGGATACAAAAAAGACCTCACACTTGAAATGTTAGACCCAACAGGTGTGGCCGTTGAAAAGTGGTTACTTATTGGTACATTTTTAACTGGTGTTGATTTTGACTCTTTAAGTTATGACTCAGATAAGTTAGTTACCGTTAAGGCAACACTTAGACCTGATAGATGTATTTTGGTATACTAAAATAAAATTAAATATTCAAGAGAATCCTACAGAAATGTGGGATTTTTTTATTTACATACCTTTTAATTAAATTATTTTTAAAATAAAAACTATGAGCGACGCAGCAATTTATGGACAAGAAATGTTTTCATTACCACATGATGTGGTGGTATTACCATCAAAAGGTAAGTTTTATACACAAAAAAAAGAATCAATAAAAGTTGGTTATTTAACAGCGCAAGATGAAAATATACTCCTTTCACCTAACCAAACAAAAGACGGACTTATTAATACTCTTTTAAGAAATAAAATTTATGAACCGGGTTTTGACATAAACCAACTTATTGATGTTGACGTACAAGCAGTACTTATATTTTTAAGAAACACATCTTTTGGTCCTGAATATAATTTTAAAATAAAAGATCCCTCAACAGGAAGAGATTTTGAACAAGTTATTTTGTTAGAACAATTAAGTTATGTGGAACCTGAAATTGAACCTACCGAAGACGGACTTTTTACTTTTTCACTACCAAAAAGTAATGTACAAGTAAAATGTAAAATTTTAAATTTAGGGGACCAAAAAGAGTTGGATAAATTAAAAGACTTTTATCCTCCAAATATGACAATTCCTGTTGTTACAAAAAAATTAGAAAAACAAATTGTAGAATTGGATGGTAGTAGAGATAGAGAAAAAATAGCACAGTTCATATCACAAATGCCAATTGCAGATTCAAAACACATAAGAAACACCCTTACTAAATGTGAGCCAAGATTAGATTTAGAAAGAACAATTATAGCCCCGTCAGGAGAAAAGGTAACTATTGATGTTTCCTTTGGGGCTGAATTTTTTCGTCCTTTCTTTTGAGTATAAGAAAATACTTTTGGACGAAATTTATTATTTATCAAAATATGCGAATTTTTCATATTCCGATATTTTGAATATACCAACCTACGAAAGAAAATACTTTGTTGATAAGCTTGTTGAAGAGTTTTCCAAAAAATAAGGTTTCATTCTATTTATAAAATAAAATAATTATTATGATGTTTTTACAATCAACACCGTCCTCTGCCGGTTTTGGAACCGATGAAACTGGTGAAAATTTAGGTCTTTCACAATGGGTTACAGACACAAAAGAGGCTATAAAAGATGCCTTTAGTATTGATCGTTTTGTAACCTTTTTTTCTAAACTTGAAGATACTGCGATTAAAACTAACAGAACTGTTTCTGCAGGATTTAAAGATTACGGGGTACAAATGGAAAAATCAATGTACAACGTTTTTATTGCTACCCAAAGTATTGGAGGTGAAATAACAGATACTAGTGATTATTTATCTTCTTTAGCTGCTACAATGGGAACTTTACCGTCAATTCAAGAAG